ACTATATAATCATCCAATGTTACAGACCTTTGTTGAGCTGAAATAGTGGAGATAGTATTTTGTCTAATTTCTTCTGTTGTATCCCCTGCTTGTCCACCATCTGCTGCTTCAGGATTGTTAGCCGCTATTGAACCAAATATATAATTCGCTGTAGTAGCATTTAAGTTTGGTGAATTAAAGTTTAAATTTGTTGTGTTTAAAGTAGATAAATCACCTGATGGTACATTTGCTCCAACTCCACCACCTGTTAAATATCTTACCGTTAAAGTAGTACTTGAAGGTGAGATTCCATAAGTATCTGTAAATAGGAAATTTGTGGGGGAATATGCAGTTGTTAATTTGTTTTTTTCAAATGGTAAACCTATACCTACATTATTTGGGTTAGGTGTAACTGTCTCATCTACATCATTTGGATTACCTGCCCCAAATTGAATTTGAAGATTAGTAGCAGAAGTAAAACGAGTAGCAAAACGTCTTTGTACTTTTTTTAATTGTAATAAATAAGGAACATCCCCAGCATCTGCTACATTATTTGGGTCATTTGTGTTAGTATTTTTGATATTATCGTATACCATTTCTTGTCCTAAATAATCTACTTCATACCATGTATTACCATCCGAATCTACTATGTCTAAAATACCTATAATATTTTCAGCATCTATATCTACTGTTGCAAATTGTTGTGGGGCACCAAATGAGAATGTTTGAGTATTAATTGTTGCTGATATAGCACTTCTAGTTTTCTTTAAAAGGTAATATTGAGGAACATCACCAGAGATTTGGTAAATAGAAATTTCAGTAGGATCAAGTGAACTTGATACTGCAAAATTACATGGATCTTCCATTAAGAAGTTTACATCTGTACTTAGAGATGATGCAATTGTACTATTTTCTCCAATAGTTAAGGCATAATCAAAATCAGGAACATATGCTGTGCCTGATAGTTTTGCTGGAACCTGTTGGAATAATTCTATTACAGCTTGAGCAGCTCCTGTTGTTTTTGGTTTATATCCAAACATATATGCTAATTCAAATTGATTATTTGTTTGTCTAGCAAATTGTGTGAATGTTTCTTGTAATTGATTATCTAAATAGAAAGACATTACATCACTAACATAAGAGGCTTGCTCCATAAACATCATACCAGGTGATGTTGGAGAAAAATCGTTGTAAGTATTTGGGAAATAAGTTTGAGAAAACTCAATTAACCTTGCCCTAATATCGGAAAAGTCTCTATTTAAATATTTTACGTCTCTATCTACTGTAGCCATTATGCAAAGTCTATTTCTAAAGTATCACTAATATTTGTGTTTATTACACTATATGTTAATGATACTGTTATTGTATTTGTATCTTCTTGTCTTAATATTTCCAGATTACCTACAGCAACATTAGGGAAAAATACGTTTAAATCGTTGGATATTCTTTCTTCTAAAAAATCTAAATTATCTGTTGTAATTTGTTCAAATATAAATGCTCGTAAACCACCCCCAAATGTTGGGTTAAGTGGTCTTTCTCCTGGGTTTGTTAAAAAATAGTTTATTAAGTTATTTTTAATTGCAGCCGCTGTAGTATAATTAGGGGTAAATACACTAGGACCACTAAAAGGAATATCTACTCCTACAGCAGCGCTATTGTTAAAATCAATTGGGTATATTTGTTGAGCATCAAAAGGCATTCTTTATTATCTTTGTGTCATTAAGCCCATTATTTGGTCCATTCCTACTTCACCTCCAGGGAGTTGACCATTTGGAGATGTAGTATCTATAGTTCCTTGTGGGTTGAAAGTTTGAGCGTGGCTACTATTTAAATTTAAAGCAGTTTCTCCTAACACATCCATATATGCTTTTTTCTTATCCACTAATTTATGTGGGGTTGTATCTTGAGTAACCGGTGGAGGTGTTGTTGAGGTTATTGTTCTATTCTCTTGTAAAGGAACTTGTTTAGGTGCCCTTACAGCCTCTAATAAAACTTCCTTTAACTCTTCTTGGATAGCTTCTTTAACTGCTTCCTTAATTAAACTTTTTAATAACGTGGTTTTCATGTCTTGTTTTTTATAAATATTATAATATTATGCTTTTAAATCATTTTGTTGGATATAGAATACAAGTTCATCAATTAAAATTTGATCGTTAGAACTAAATGATGGTTCACCTTGTAACATTATAATCCCTTGAGAATTTCGAGCTACTGCCCTTCTACGTTTTAAACCATCAATAGTTACATTGTCTACATCTATGACACTCATTTCAAATCCATTTACATTTGTTACAACTGGTGATAGTTGAGTAGATTGGAATTGTGTAGATGTTAATAGGTCTGTTGTAAGTTGTTCTTGAGGTAATGCTCCTTCTATAGCACATTTCCCTATAGATTGGTCTAGTAAAGCCAAATATGCTAATGTTCTTTCTAGTATTTGTATTAGAATAACTAAAACCATCAGGGTAACTGATGATATTAATTTGTATTTTTTTAATTCTCTTTCAATTTTTTCACTTGCAACCGCTGTACTGCCCGGAGGAGGAGTGGCAAGTAATATAGGTAATGCGATTTGGGCTGCTGATATAAGCCCGTCAACTATTTGGACTCCAACTTTAACTCTTTCTAAAAATTTATAGATATTATTTAACTGTTTAACTAATCTATTTTTTTTAGCAATTGCAGCATTTAATTCTTCTAAATTAGAGGGGCAAGTAACATTTATATCCTTAAAATTTTTCTTTATAGCTTCGGATGCCTTAGTTATACCAAATGCCGCTAGTTGAGTTAATATCGCAGGGATTAAAACTGTTTTAGCTGTGGTTATAACTTGATTTAAGGCTTGCTGTTGAGCCATTTCAAAATTTATTTTTGATGCCTTTAATGCTTTAACTTGAATTTCTTCTAGGGGAAGTTCCTCGGCTACATCATCTTGTAAATCTACTTGAAGTGGGTTTAATTGTATAGGTCCTAAATTTCTTCTAACAGTATTATCAGGGGGACCATTAAATGGGGTAATATCAGATTTTGACCCATACCCTTCAGCAGAAACACTAATATTAAAGGGAATATCAGATTTAGTATGCTTTAGGTTTAGAGTAAAGTCCCCGGTTGTTTGAGAAACAGCAGAATCATCATTTAAAAGACTTTTAATAGTAGCACCAGGGAGGGGATTTTTTTTATCATCTATTACCTTTCCTTTAACTGTTATAGTAATTATTTCAACTTCATCTAATAGTTCAGATTCTTCGTCTAATTCTATTGTTCCAAAATTTATCTGTGTTGTAGTAGAAGAAAGTTGTTTAGTAATTGTTTTACTACCATAGCCTAGGAATGAAAATTCAAATTCATATGTTCCAACTTGGAGATTTTGGGTTGTATTTATAATGCCATTATCATCAGAAGTAAATCCCTTATTGTTAAAAACCCCATTAACATAAATTTTACAATTTATAAAAGGAAGTCCTTCTTTAGTAGCACTGTCAACTATTTTTCCCGTGATTAGTATCATATAGTTTTGCTTACTTTTGATTTAATATTTACTAAATCTTTTTGAACATTATTTAATATATCTTTAGTAGCTCTAGCTGTTAATGAAGTAGCCCCATCTGGGGTAGGAACACCACCTGGCCATAATTGTTGGACTTCCATTACATCTACTAAAGTTGTTAACGCGTTTACTATTTGTGTTAGATTTTTATATAAAGTTTCACCCTTAACTAAAGGTTCTTTAGCATTTTTACTGCCTAATAATATATTACCTGCATCTACAATATAATTATTTGTATTAAAATTTAGTGAATTATTTGATGATAACCCTATAGATTTTTCAGCACTTAATAAAACACTATCTGTTTTAGCATTAAATACTAACCTATCAGAATTTATTATAACTTGGGGTTTAGTATATTGTGATGGTATCTCAGGTGGAGTAACATATGAATTATAATTTTCACTTGCTACTTGTATTGGAATTTTTTGGGTTGATGTACAATAAATAGAAGAGAAATCATCATTAATATTTTCAGTTATAGGAACCCACCCTTCATCTGAAGATCCAGAGGGTTGACCATTTCTAATTATAGTAATTGGATCACCATTTTCACCTACTTCGGACCAATCATTTAAAGCATCCAAATCAACCCTAGTTCGAGACCCTCCTAGGAAATTTGACGAAGGGGATTGGGGGGGTTTATATGAGGGTTTAGCGGTACTACCAAATCTAATACTATTACCCCATCTACCTTGATATATAATGTCTCCAGCAAATGGTAGTAAGGGATGGATATTAGTTCGCTCTTTAAATGTAGCTTGGGAAGGGTTAATTGGGCTATTAAAATCAATATCTGTAGATCCATCTGTTACCCTTCTAACTGAGCCTGCTTCGGTTTGTTGATAATCTTTTTGTTGAGAATCAGGTAGTGTAGTTGATGTAACAGGGTTTGGATAAGCATTATGATGGGGGTGGTTCCATAAACTTATCATGTTAATATAGTAATAAGATTCTTCAGATGTATTTCGACCTATATTATTGTTGGGTAACTTAAATAATAAAACAAGCTCATTAACTAAAGGATATGCTGAGGTTTGTGGGTAAAATGGTTTTGCAATTCCCCTACCATCAGATATAAAATTATTTAATTCAAAAAATATAGTACCTATACCATTAAGTCCACCATAGTCCTCTATGTTTGGATAAGCACCATTTAATATAATGTCAGTAACCCTACCAACTTGCATTCCCCCTTTGACCTTAGCCATTATTTGGGAAAGCTGTTCTACTCCACCTGATTTTTTACCGGCAGCAGTTTTATTATTAGCGGATAATCCTTTATCAAA